GTGACCGGCAAACTCCTTAATGGCACCGATAGCTTCGTTGGCTATCTTGATTGCCGCAATTGCCTCAAAGATCATAGCGGCAACTCTCCCTCGTTACTTATCAGCTTTGTTGTCTATCTTAATTTCAATGTGGTCTAGCTTGTCGAATAGTCTTTCAATCACTCGCTCAAAGTCATCCTTCTTGACGTACTCACCTGCAACTAACACTTCAATGCGGGCTACCTTGTCTGCGAGTTCCCTGTCCTGTTTCTGTAGGCTTACCATGGACTCCCACGAGATACGCAAGAACCACCCGAAGACAGCCATAATGAAACCCATCGCAATGTTGAAGAGTTCTTGGAAGTCCATTAGGTTATTGTCCCACTTTCAGTCAATGTGCCAGTAATTGTTAAATTGCCGCTGGAATCAAGCTTCATCTTGTTTGTTCCGCCAGTTGCAAAGTATAGATCAGTTCCTGTCTGTGTGATTGTCCAGTCACCGAAGTCTATTGATCCTGAAAGCTCTAACCCAGATCCACTGAACTTAGCAACTTCAGACAGTGTTCCGCCTTCCATGCATTCAAAGCGATGTGAGGTATCTTCTGATCCACTTGTTTTGTCATCTATTATTATTTTGTAAGCACCACCAACTACGGCGTGGTCTATCTCTGTATATACTTGAAATAAGGTATCGCCATTGGTCACTTGGTCTTGGTTATCTCTTGTGTGAGATCTTGTCTCTATGTACGGCCCACCAAACTGAATGTCATTAGTAGTAATAAATATTCCAGACTCATAGCTAGACGAAGTCGTAGAGGTAGATCCTCTATGCATTTCAAGCGAGTTAGAAGAATATGAACCTCGTTGAACAAAACTGTCATACCCGATGATAATCTCGTTTGCGACATTTCCTAGCCACAAGCCCGCATCACTACAATAAATATTATTTTCTGAAAGTGGGCCGCCGGGATTAAATAAAATTTGTAATTGATCATAGCCGTTGGACCAATTTATGTGACTTTTAATTCTAACACTTTCGGCATTTGGGTTACCAAAATAAAGATAGTCTCGATTATCTATTGCGATGTAATGCCCATTAGCATCTAAGTCACCACCCAACTGTGGGCTGGTATCTGAAACAATATCTGAAATTCCTGAGCCTGCACCTGCATTAGTATCTACATAAGCTTTAATTGACTGCTGTGTAGCAAGGGCAGTGGCACTATTGCTTGCCATGTCATCCTCATCGAGGATGCCAGTGATACCATCAAGCAAGTTTATTTCTGTAGCTGTAGCTGTAACACCATCCAGAATGTTAAGCTCAGCAGTGCTGGCCGTTACACCATCCAGAATGTTAAGCTCAGCAGTGCTGGCCGTTACACCATCAAGAGTGTTAATTTCTGTTGCAGTGGCTGTAACACCATCAAGAATATTGATTTCCGCTGTAGTGGCTGTAACTCCATCTAGGAGGTTAATCTCAGTGGCAGTCGCTGTCACGTCAGTAAGATCTGTTGGTGCAATACTTACTTTCGCACCAGTTACTGCATTATCGGCAATTTTAGTGGTAGTGACTGAACCGTCAATAATCTTAGCAGTAGCTACCGAATCAGAAGCTAACTGTTCCGATTGAACCGCCGCCGCACCGATCTTAGCATTCGTGACTGCGTCATCAGCTAGCTTCGCAGTAGTCACTGCTCCGCTTGCAATCTTTACCTCAGTGACTGCACTACTATTAAGTTTTGCTGTAGTTACTGCACTATCCGCCAATCCTGTCGCTGTGATTTTCGGACCATTACCACTGCCTCCACTGTGATCGTGGCCTAGTGTGCCCATCGCAGTTTCGATTTGATCGAATTCATTATTTAAATCGCTGGCTGTGATCACTCCACCATCAACAATTCCAGCTTCACTTTGTCTGGTATATCCAGCCATTTTGTTTATCTCCTGCTAGTATTAGCGTATTCAAGTGCGACCGAGTCAAGCGAAAACGGTACAGTCGTATCGGTTGATGTGTACTCTAATGAAATCAAAAAGCCAGATCCTGTTACTTGGCTACGGATCTGAGCCTGAGCAACAGTTCCATAAATTGATGTACCATAAGTACCACTGCCATAAAATCCAAATGATCCATCTGACGTTACATTGTTCGTCAAGTCGATTGGATTTCCGGGTATTCCACTACCGAAGTCAAAGTTAATTGACATCTGTGTGTTAAAGCTACCTTCAGGATCAATGTAGTTGTGTGTTACGTACAATGTCTTACGAAGTGTAGGGTCATTAATCGGGATGAACGGAGTAAAGAACGATGCATCAATCTCATCGCCGTCAAAGGAGATGCCTCTCTCCATTTGATATATGTAACCGTCTTCATTACCGAAGAAAATAAGCTCTTCGTTATCGTGATATTCACTGTACGCACTGAATGCTTTTAGGCCTCGTGCTTCAGCCCAAGCCATACCTTCAGCAAACTGCGTACCAATCAGACCTTTTGCCTGAGCTTTGGGTAGTAGTGACTTATATCCGAAAACCCTGTACTGTGATTTGCCACGAATAACTAAGCTACAATACTCTGTGTTCTCATCCAGAAGCTTTGTTACTTCTGACTGAATATTCTTTGTGACTGTTGCTAATCCAACGTCACCAATCTTATCTGTACCTGACAGCATCCGAAGGCCGTCCGGTCCCATAAAGATAATGTCACCTGCAATTTCTTGTATCGTATCTTCCCGCACACAGCCTAAGTCAATCGAAACAGGGGTACGCTGAAAATCTGAAATTGTGCTACCCGAAATCCTGTGAATTTGTGTACGTGTGAATACATACAATTGATCACGGAATACCTGCATACCGGTGATCGTATCTTTGAAGGAGATTTCTCCTGCGCCAGATGCGGGTGTCCAGTCTGTTTCATCTAAAGGTGCTGAGAATACTACGCTAGTATCTTTAGCTAAAAATATATGATCTTTATATACAGTAATGTGCCTAGCATTCTCATATGTAGTACTGATAGGCAATACTGATATCGTTGTTCCATCATAATAGATTGGGTAGTTAGCCCCATCTACAAACATAACCTTTTCAGTACCGTCAAAGTTATACTTGGTGTATCGTACTTTTGTATTACTTGCAGAGAAGCGAATGCTATCTGTTGATACACGAGTCCACGTTGCACCTGTGCCTTCGTATAACTCTCCCTGACCGCCGCCAGTATTATTTCTAATGGCTAGCACCTTACCGTTGTAGTACAGCACGTTGCGGATGAGATTGGTGCCAGTTACTTCACTATCTGAATATTTTTCGTAACCTGATATACGGCGATAACCACCTTCAACAGAAGGCTCAAAGTTACGTAATTGCCTTGCACTGCCCGGTGCGTTGATTCCCTGCTGAATCGGGGACAGGTTAGTTACCAGACCCCCTCTGAACTCAATAGGATAGACTTGAGAAGCATCAGGCATTATCCTACCCTTAACGCTACGGTGTTAACATTCCTTATAACACGAGTGTCTACAACATTAATGTACTCATTCACGAGCAAGCTACGCATTGCTTCGATGCCCTCATCAAACTTCTGCTTTGCTACAGTAGCTGACTGCACATTGTCACGGAACATGTAACAATGGTACATAGCACCGTCAATAATAACATGCTTAAATGATTCCGGTACGGTTGGCACATCGTCGTATAAATTCAAATCCGCAGGGACAATAAAATATTCAAGCTCTAGTGTGTAATCCTGATCTGGCTTTGGCGCAAGTACGAAATCACTATTCTTAGCTTTCGCAATAAACATTGGCACACCGCCATCATCAGATGTGTTAAGCTCACTATCTAGATACTTACGAGTGTACTCGTTGTATTGAATCTGCTTCAGCACTTGAGTTCTTACATTCAATGTGTCATCCCGCACGATTCTAACAGTATCGAAGTCTACCTTCTTTGCATTCTGAGGGAGCGGGTAGCGAGCTACGCCGCTATCTAAAATAATCTCGCTTGAGTTATGATTGAATGGGTAGTTGTATTGTTGATGGTTAATGTCACGGAGAGATGCATTAATCGAATCTTTAATCGTACTGTAAAAGTTACTAGCCGTAGCAAAGTTAGACGATGTCAGTTTTGTTTCATTTAACCGACCGCACACTTCATTTGTTAGTGCAAGAAAATCATATGCCATTAGGTGCGCTCCCTCACACGGAGTTTAATCTTTCTATCTGTAATGATAGGCGCAGTAGTCTTTGCCGAAACTGTTGTTGTTATTTGACAGATTAGAATGTACGTTAAATTTGCAATGCCCTTCTCTAAAACAATTGTCGTTGTTGTATCAGTAGGGCTAGGGATATTTGAACAGGTAAGTCCTGTAGTGGACGCTGAGTTAGTTACGAGAGCATCATCTTCAAAGGAAAACCCAATATCAAAATCTATTGCAGTACCATCTTCTTTTTCTATTTTCCATGTTACGTCAGCAATTGTTAAACTGTCTCGCTCTAAGTAGCGTGACCAGTCAACAGTATAGTCCAACTTCTCATCGGGATCTTTATCTGGGAATCTGAATGCCATGTTATGCGGCCACCTGCACCGTTCTGTATTCTGGAGAGTCTACTAAAATTAAACGAGATTGATTTTCTGGATCTGGTTCTACAGACACACTTCTCTTTTCTTCTTGCAGTACATATACTGTACTAGCCCGTGTATACAAGGCGGGGTCAAAGAACGACTGAAGATGTCCTATCGCCGCTGTAACAGCAATAGAAGAGATCTCTTGTACTTCTGTGTCAAGTACATGAATATGTCGGATATCTGCACCGACAACGATTGCTGAACTAAGTACTTCGCTTGATGGGTTAGCGATAGAACGTGCAGAAACTGGGGATACAACAGTATCCGCACTAGTTATATCTAAATTTTCTAAATTGTCAACTGTTCTTGCAGTACCGGACAAACTCGCTGTGCCTGATACTGACATGTTATTAACATCTTCTTGAATACCAGAACTAGCAATTGAAGATGTTCCTGTGGCAGAACCTTCTTGGTTCGCCACGCCAGTCGCAGTGGATGAGTTAACAGATAAACCGGATACACTGTCAAGTACAGTGTTCGCCACTGCTCGTGCAGTTGACGTGCTAACAGCAGTGCCTGATACAGTACTTTGTACATTAGCTACTGCTCGTACTGTGGAAGTACTTAACGCAGACGCTTGAATCTCATCCAGTACGCCGTTAGCAATAGCTACTGCTGTAGATGTAGATACTGCAGAACCTACTGCACCTTCAAGTGTAGCATTAGCTACTGCCCTAGCAGTAGAATCTGAGACAACTCCACTACCTGATATATTGGTAACTTCGTCATCTACTTCTACAATACCAACTGCCGTTCCTGAAACGACAGCAGTGCTTGATATTGCAACTGTTTCATCATCTATCTCTGCAATAGAACCTGCAGTTGCGGCAACATTTGCAGTGCTTGAAATGAGGAATGGTTCATCATCTATCTCAGCAACAGCAATTGCACTACTGTTAGGTACTGATGCAGTAACGGATACTGAAGCAGTCGGAGTAGCAATGTTTCTCGCAGTACCAGATACAGATGCCGTAACTGATACTGTTACTTCAGGATTGGCTACACCAATTGCTGTAACTGTGGAAGTGGTAGCTGTCCCTGTTGCGCTGGCAGTAGCATCCTCTACTATAGATAGTACACCTACAGCAAACGGAGCTTCTGAATACGCAGAAAAAGAAAATGCCACTTAGTTCCCCATTAAAATTACATTAGATGTAATTATCACTCTTCCTTAGTAGGTTCATATCCGTCAGGTAAATATTCTTCGGCACTTGCAATAGCAGATGCAATTGCTGACTTGCTTGCAGGATCAGTGCGGGTCTCAGTATCTTCAATATACCAATCGTTTCTCCACACCCGTTCGTTTTTTTCTTCCGCAGGATAACGTGCCATTTCTGCTCCTGCGATGATTCGATTGATCAAAGTCACAGAATGACCACAAGCAGTGAAGGCTTGATTGATATCTTCGGCAGTTAATTCTAATTGCATTACACAATCTCCTTATATAATCTAATTACCTTGTCTGGGTCTACCATCGAATTTCTAGGATCAAAAGAATTGAATCCCTCTTCAACCCACTTATCTTCACACAAGGTATTTAAGTTTTTATTTTCTGGGTAGCCAAATTGATTAAACCTAGTGCTTCCCCAGATAACTACACCTTTTACACCAGCAGATGCGGCAATATGATTTAGACTTGAATCGATGCCAATGAAACCTTCTGATCCTTTTACAATCTCATGCCAACCTGCTAGGTTCGATGGTATTGTTTTAGCACCTTGCATTACAGGTTCGTTTGGCAATCCGAACTGAACTACATCTCTGTCAGCGTCTTCTTCAAGTAACTTATTGACAACTTGCTGAGCTAGCCAAGGGTGATAATTTCTTCCCATGTCAGCATTAATGTATTGATTGCCTTCTTTGTATCCGATGTAGGGTTGTCCACCAGCAAACTGAACGACCACATACCTTCGTTTAATTCCTGCTTTATCTAACGCAGGAGCAAGTTCTTTTTCAAGGTGATCGCTGTACATTTTAGGACGCATTGTGTCTTTGTACTCAAGCCCTAAAAGCTCACAGTAGGACTCAATGATGTGCTGACCACCCTTCATGAAGTTTGCTTTGTATGGTTCACAATAGAAAATATTACTACTTTCTAATATCGCAGGGTGTTGCATCGGTATCGTCTGTGCATCAAACACCATTTTAACATTTGGGTTTCCCCCAAACACTTCATGATATGGTGTGTACACTTGGATCGGTGATCCATCTCTCTCTGCTAGTGAATCTACTAAAGAGCTAAATGCTAGACATTTGCCTACGCCGCCCTCTACTATATATGTATTCATGCGTTTTCTAATTGCTCCACTCGTTGTGACAATTCTTGTATTGCCTTCACGAGGGATGGTATCATATTTGTCTCAGTTATGGAATATCGGTTATCATTGTCTGTGTTTGCAATGAGTAATTCACCATCAGGATTTGCACATCGTTCTGCAGTAACTACATTTTGAGCGATAAATCCATGTCTGCACTTATCTTCTTTTCTTGATCCGTCAGGAGCTACCCCTTCTGGGTACCATCCCCTGTCATCAAACTTATAAGTGATAGGACAAAGCTGATTAATAAATGTAAGGCCAAGAGGTGAATCAGCAATATCTGTTTTATCTCGACAATCTGAAGGGACTGTTGTCGCAACCTTTTGAATGACACAAGCAGTTGTGTTGTGGCCGACGAATACGTAATTAGATTCGGTTGTAATACAACATAGGGCATCTGCTCCTGAACTAGCGCCAAGAAAAACATTGTTAAAACCGGTGGTCAAAAATTCACCGGAGAAACGCCCTATCGACGTATTAGAACTTCCAGTTGTAACACGGTATTGTGAAGAGGATCCAATAGCTGTGTTGTTATCACCGTTTGTTAATAAACTAAGCGACGACCACCCTACACTGGTATTGTAACCTGCTCCGCACGAACAATTGGCACTGACATAACCTATATGAACATTCCGGAATGAATAAACGCCTGCGCCACATTGAAAGGCCCGACCACCAATGGCTACGTTTTCACCGCCTTGATCAACAGCATACCCAGCACAAAAACCTATTAAGACGTTGCATTCTGCTGTTGTTGTACCAAATCCTGATCTAAACCCTAGAGCAACATTGCCCTTTCCTGTTGTGGTACAAAATGAACTAGCATAGCCCAGTGCAACATTACAGCCGCCTGCAGACGGCTGGGGTAGTGCAAAAGCACCAATTGCGGTGTTAAAGTATACGTTTCCCGCAAGGTACATGGCCCAAGTACCAATTGCCGTATTATAATTACCAGCGCAACTAGACCTCATTGATTCAAAACCTACAGCAACATTGGCACTGCCAGTCGTAATACAGTTTAAACTACATGTCCCAATAGCAGTATTGCCGGGGACATACAGATTATAACTAGAAGAGGTAAGAGTGTCAGATCCAATTCCGATATGCCTGTTACAGCACACTGCATCTGTCAGATCATTGATACCTATTGAACCGCCACCGCCGCCAGAAGCATCAGCAAACGATAATGTGCCTGCACCATCAGTCGTCAACACTTGACCATTAGTACCATCTGTTACATTCAATTCAGTAATGCCGACAGTGTTACTGCCAATCTGAATATTGTTGTATGCTCCAGATACATCACCGCCAAACGTAGTGCTTGTTGTTAAAGCAGTCGATGCAGGCT